CTTTACCGGCAACTATCCATCTTTTTCCTCTATCTAAACCACCAAGACCAACAGGGGGAGTTAATAAATTCCAGGCCTGAACATTATTCCATTTGGGTAAATTATATTGATAGTTAATACCCCGACCAAAAGTCTTACCAAATTTTAAATTATAAAATGTATTACTCATACGATAATTAGTAAGTTCAAAATTTTGAATTAAAAATTGAATTATTCCATTTTCAAAAACAGCTCGTTCATTACTATATAAAGTATTACTTAAATTTTCATACCATATTTTACTAATTACTGGAACATCAAATATAACTCGGTTAGTACTATTATCCATATATTCGGAATATGATATTTCTTCTAAATTACTTTTAAGTACTAGTGTAGATATGGCTTCAGCGAATTTAGTACCATTGTAATAATAGTTAAATGATATTTTAGCAGTACCGTTTTTTATAGCTGTAGATAATACTGTAGTATCAAAGTATCCTTCTGAGTCAGATATTTTAGTCCATGTTAATGGGAATATATCATTTCCATTTTCATAAAATATTTCAACATCTGCTCTCATTTTAGTTTCATCAAAAAATGGTAATTTTATATATGTCTGAGATGAGGTGTACTGATATCTATTATCCATATCTAAATCATGAACTACTTCATCGAAATTTAACGTAGTGAATTGCCATGATCCATCAGATAGGACCTCTGCTATTTTGTTTATATTACCAGCCCACACACCAGATGGATTATTACCTATAAGATATTTATCACCTACACTAGTTTGTGGTAATATATAAATTCCAAAACTAATAGGACTTTGAGTAACCGAAGACACCTTATCTATTTGAGGATAAAAATTACCACCGGTTTGTAAAATTCCAGTAATAGTATATACTCCATCCTGACCAGGTGTTTTTATTTCTAACGATGCGCCTATATATGATTCGAAGTCTGTTAATGTATTTCCTAGAGATTGGAAATCAGTACTAACTATATAATTAGTTCCTCGTGTAAAGATACCATCTACTATTGGAACTCCAGGTAATGTTATATTCTGAGTAATAGTTACAGGTGGAATATTTACTTTAAAATCTTGAACTATATATGTAGGTTGATATACCGCAGAAGCTGCCATTAAATTATAATTAGATCTAAATGTCATGGTGCTATAATCTGGGGATGATGTAATAATATTTTTAGGAAATGTTACCGGCCTAAATTCTTCGGATAAATTATTAGCAGAAGGTACGGACTCTACTTCATTAATCATATATACATAATCGTATTGATTACTGTCCGCATTGTACTCTAGAGCGAATGGACAATAGTAATCATCGCCGAGATATGAAAAAGTAGTATATGGATCAAAATATAAATCATTAGTAGATACATTTCTCTTAGTAATACCGTTAGGTAAATATATACTTTGTAACCCTAATGGAATTGTAGTGGCTGGAATTGGATCTGTATTACTACCGAGCATTACAAAAAATTGATATTCATTAACCTTAAGATCAGATCTTTTTAATACTATCTTTTCTTTATCAAATGGTAAATCATCAACAATGGCACTTATTTTTTTATTATCATTAATAGTAACTAACCGATCTAAAGCTGTAACATGGGTAATCGAATTCTGTCTAATTTCTTCTATTGATTCGGAATCCGCTCCACCCTGGCCCGGAATATCATTAGTTATAGTTGCTATTAATCTTTGAGAGCTTTTATTACTATATTGAATTAATATAGATCCCATTTTATTTAAGGACCCTTTTATAATATTACCTTTAGCTCCTTTAGTTGATGATATTTCAATTCTAACATCAGCATTATTTGGTAACTGTCTTCCGAAAATACCATTACCGAAATATAATTCTACCTCAGATTCCCCAGACATTCTGGTTATAAATCCTTTAGCATCTGGAGACATAGAAAATAAATTAGGAACTTCTTCCCACTGTTCATATTCGCTGGTTATATTTGTATCTATATCATATTCTCGAACATATACATTTACTTCATTAAGCATATCTGAATATGGTACTTTAATATTCCAGAATTCATGCCCTTTCCAAAATGCGGGTGTCGGATAGGATACAGTTGTAAGTTTTTTTTGCTGTAGAGTTACATAAAAATATAGAATATTATTTATAATTTTATATGGCACACTATATGAAAAGGATACTCCGCTATCCTCAACTCTAAATGCATTTATATATATCTGATATCCTTGAGCATTTTGAATATAATCTATCTGGATTTTATCTCTACCTATGAACGATAAGGTGTCAGCATAGTATTCATGGTTAACTGGAATAGTAAATGTAATAGAATTGGAAATATCTAAAGTAATTCCTACCAATCCCAATACAGTAGATGGGGTTCCTAACGATGGGGTATATGTTAGATATGAACTCCAATTATATATAGATGAAGGTAGCGCTGCTGTAACTTGGAAATTTTCTCTATAATTCATAGTAGAAAAAAACATAAGATTAGATGTTAGTACAGATAACGCATCCATCATATATGCGAAAAAGGTTGTTTTATGTAGATCTATATTCTCCAAATCAGCATATTTTTTAACTGATTCTATTATTTGGAGACGTATGGATTCTCTACTTGAAAGAATTTCATTATCTATAGTCGTCATGTCATGTTCTCCTCAAAAAATTAAATATATATTCCAACCATATGTAAGAAGATGTCCCATGTGAGTTTAGCATCCATGGCCGAATACATAAGAGATTTATCTCTAGTGGCTTCTGTATAATATAATTCTAATACACTTTTTCCATCTTTTTCTACTTTACCAACATCAGGACCAAGTATAGATCTCGCATGATAATCGAGTGTTCCTTTTTTATAAGTATCCCAATTATTAAGTAACATTCTAACATCTATATGATTTTCCATATAATATCTCTTTAAAGATATATTTGGAAACTCCGAATGCAACCCATTAATCATTGCTCTATATTTTAAAAATGGTACATCAAAAGACATACCGTTATATGTTATATAAAATTCATACTCTTTTAATTTTTCAAATGCGGCATATAATAAATCACCTTCATTACCGTCGTATTGATCGATATGCATTACCGTAGGTTTACCGTCAAACCCACAAAACGAAACCATTATTACTCTAGACTCTGCTGGATATAATGCCATTTCTGCTTTTGCTGATTCCCATTTTTTTTCCAGGTCTTCTTTACTATTGATACTTTTTGGTTTAATTCTATGTTCTAATAAGAAAAGCCTTTCATCGTCACCAGCTGTTTCAATATCAAAAGCTATTCCTTTTTTATAATCAGCATCACATGATAGTTTAATCATTCGCACGTTTCTCCATTAAATCGTATAAATCCTTTTCCATGATTATAATAATCTTCTCGTAACTTACTTGCAGTTTGTCCCATTTTATCCAGTAAGGTTAGCATTGAGTCTGCTCTATCTGCAGGATATGCTTTTTTCTCTGAATCGATAAACATCATAAGTTCTGAAATTTGTTTATCCAAGTTACACTGTTTAGCATGGAAAAAATTTAAGTTAACTTTGTAGAAAATAGTATCACCTATTTGCTCGTGTTCTACTCCAATTACTTCCATAAGGGGTCCGACTTTATGAGGCCCCATTGTAATAGTATTTTCAAATCTAATTACATCATGAGTCGTAGCTTTAATTCCATATATAGATGGAAATACTAAGGATGTTGTTAATTGATTTGTAACTCTTCTTTCTTCAGCACTAAAAACAGGATGAAATTCTTGAACAAATTGAACAGGAAATAATAAAACCTTTTTCCATTTCCATCCTGAATATTTACCTACAAATCTATAAGATCCACCTCGGACATATTTACCATCTCCGACTCCTTCTAAAACAGAACTATCAAAATCAACAGAATAATATGTTACAAATATAGAAGGGAGATCGTCTGAATAATATTGTACTTGATTTAATCTCTCACTATTATAATCAAAATATCGTATACTACTACTCATTATAATCTCCTATGTTGTAAACCGATCACCATCAAGTAATGATTTATAAATACCATCAGGATCTACTGAAAATTCTACTTCTATTTTATTTATAGATTCGGGAATACTAATTTCTATATTAAGTAAGTATCCTTTTTTATTCGGGAATAAACTCAAAGATAAAGAATTAACCGATATATCATTATCGTATCTTTGAATTTTAGTATAAATTTCATCTCTAACTTTTTGTCTAAGTTCGGCTACATCATTTTCAAAACAAAATAAATGAAGTCTAGTACCCAGAGGAGGGTCGAACATGTAGCTTTGTTCTTGTGTTGTTAATAGATTAAATAATCTTTCTAACACTAAAACTCTGCCTTTAATTTTTTTAAAGTCACCATCGGGTGCTAACATTGCTACATATCCGAATGCGTTTCTTTCAAAAAATCTAATCATGTCCATTTTATGACCCTCTTCTTAATACTTATTCTTTTGGTCTATTATCGTTTAATTGTTTTATTTTCCATTTAATCATATCCTTCATTTTCTTAAGTGGCATTTTCAGAATAGATTCATATGAAACATGTGCTGTATCCATAATAGTAAAAATTAGATTATGTAATTCAGTATCAACTATCTCTTGTAGTTTGGGATTAAAAGATGTTGCGAAAAAATTCCTGAATAAGGTTCACCTCCATATCTATTTTTCCTTTACAACCTGGAGATTCACAATCGATTTTACCTTCAATTTCGAATTTATATTCTTTAGTAACATCGTCAATTTTTTTTCTGACTTTTTTCATATCTTTAGAAAGAAGTTTAGTTGTAATATGGAGAATAGAATCTTTACTTTCTATGGTTTCTATAATATTTTTATCACCATCTAAGACTTCGATTTTATCTATATACATAATTTCATTAGGGGCTTTAATCCCAGACTCAACGAGTTTCATATAATTTTCTTCATCTTCGAGAGTAGGTGATATTTTGATATAATATACGAGAGGAGCACATTCAATATCTATTTTATCTCTTCTAGCTATAGGGTCTCCTTTTTTAATATCATAAAATTCTTCTATAACAAATTCAGTTATATCTATACTTTTAGTATGTTTGAATTTACAATCATTATTATTACATTCTTTACCGTCGTCATTAGAAATAGTAGCGCCATAACTAGAAAGGAATAAAGCAAACAATAAAGAATCTCTATCCTTCATTGTTGTTTTTTGGATAAAATCTTTCCATGTTTTAATATTAGCTGGTTTTTGAGAAATAGCATCCCATAAAATTTTATTAATATGTCTAGGGAGCTCCTGCATACTAACCATACTTGTTCTAAGATAAATTTCATCATCAACAGTTAAACCTCTAATAAAAAATTTATTATTAGTTACTACAGTCTTAACATCTGTTACCGGATATTTAATTTCAAAATTTTCGAACTTCTTTGATACTGGATCCATAATTTTTCCTCCATGCTTTTTTTATTTGTATTTATATTATAAAGCAAAAAAGAAGGCCATTCAACAAAAAACATTGAATGACCTTCATAATTTAATTATCTTTTAAGCATTAATTATTTTTTACCAGAATATGCGTACTGTGTAATTTTATTAATACCGTTATTTTTTACATAAAGATTAGTCCATTTTTCACATTCACTTACAACCCATGGTTCAGTGAGAATGTAATCAAGTCTAAACTCAACTTCAATATCAACTCTATCTACAGTTTCAGTAGCAGTAGTAAATATATCCATCGGATCTTTAGTAGGCCATACACCATCATAACAAGCTGCATATTCTACTGTCATACCGTCAGGAGTAGTTGTCCAGTAATAAAGTCTACCGCAGTAATTCTTTTTAGTATATGGTTGTGATATCGAATTAGTAGTACTGTGTGATCCAACCAAACTGGATGTTCCAAGGTTTTTATTTCTGATCATGTTAAACCAAGATGAAATAATTTTGAAACAAGGAAGACCGGACATTTCAGTAAACTTTAATGTAATAGAAGGAGTATAGTCTACACTACCAGGAACATTGGATTTAACTCCACCCTGACCAGTATATTCTATGGGATTAATAGTACCACCTGGAACTCCGGAAACACCAGTACATGTCTGAGCGAGTATCTTAGCCATTTCTGCAGAGTTTGAAATATTACTATCTTCACCTTCCATGTATATTTTATTATACATTTTGGTATACATATCTTGGACACCAGAAGGAATACCATCAAACCAGATATATCCGTAACCAGATACAAAAGGATCATAAGGATGGATTCTACTTCCAAACTTGCGGTTAAATTGATTTTTATAATTAGCCATGTTTTACTCCCTTATTCCTCAATGCTGAAATTAAGAACTATTTTTTCAATAACTCTTGTAGGTATGAGAATGATATCAGCATGCATGGTTTTAGTTTTCTTTTCATATGGAGTAGCTCCAGTTTCAACATTATAATTTTCGAGGCCACCCTGATCTTTCATGTATCCAAGGAATTCTTCGATTTCCTCTTTTACTTCATCCCATACTTGTTGATCATTTGCTCTGAATAGATAATATCTACTAAACCTTTTAAGAGCTCTTTCAATATATAATACAGTTCTAACTACATTAATATCCTGCATTGCGGATGCTTTTCTTTGTGATGTTAACTGACTCCATACTACAAATCCATCTTTGAATCTGACAATAGGATTAAGCTGAGAAAGATAAAGAAGATCTCTTTCTCCGAGAAGAGGATTATATCTAAGTTTATTAATAGTATCAATAGACGCTACATCAAACCCAGCCGGTGCTCCCCATATATCTCTAAGAATATCATTCAGTGGAATGATCTGTGCCATATGATATACCGGGCTAACCCATATTTTCTTACCAGTATGTTCATCATCTATTTCAGAATAGTTTTCATATACCGCAGCATGATATGTATTCCAACCATGGAGAGGAGCTATAGAAACAGTACCGTCTCTTTTAAGGAGAGCTTGTTCGATACCTGTATTATCACCGTTATCAGTAATAAGAATACAGTCTCTTCTGATAGATTTACATAGTTCAACAGCTTTAGCTTTAACTGCTGATGGATAACCGGCCTCATAAACAATACTAAAATAAAGCCATTCGGTATCTACAACTGCTTTATCAGTAAGACCAGAATATGCTCTCTGAAGAAGAGTTGATGCTACAGTACTATCAATGAGACCATAGTTATTAACGTCTGTTCTAATAAGGTTTCCATCGGATCCTTTAGATAGGCGTTTATATATAGTATCACCAACATTCTGTTGATTAAAAATGACTACATGAGGATCATACTCAATCCAGTTACCAGTAACTCCACCATCAAACATAAGTCTATAATGAAGTGTGGCATTTACATTATTAGATATTTTAGCAACCATTCCACGAAGAGGAGCTATGAATATCCAACTTGTTGTAGCACCGTCATAAACAGCTAAATAATTAGCATAATTACCGGTAGGCGCATTGATAAATGCTCCCGTTCCGCCATCAGGTGAAATAAGACCACAATCACCATCTACTGGAGTTGTTGGAGGTGCAACTATAATACCAAGATTACAATCTTTAGTATAGGAAGTATCAATAGTATCTATATTTCTTTGAGAAACTTTACATCTAACATAGTCTGAATATTTTTCAAGAATATGCTCGATATGATTAACTTCACCAGAATTGTCTACTGTATCTGGATCAAAAGATATACTTCTCGGTTCAACAAGAGCTACGGACCCATCATCCTGTACTTTATATATATCAATAACATAAGCGCCTTCTTCACTAGCGGATGCTGTAATATCGACACCAAGATCATTATACCAATCACCTCTAGCTTTTGCATACATCATATAAAGAGGTTGAACTACTTTATTATTATATACATAAAAACTAAAATTAGATGAATCATCTATCATAGTAGTAGGATCACCATTGAAGACCGCATTAGTACCATTAACACCAGTAATAATATAAGTACCATTATTAATAGATACACTATCAAGAATGATTATTTTTTTACCGATATCCGCAGTTGTTGCTACAAATGTAGCAGACTGTAAAGTATTAACATCAATACCACCAGCAAAAGTAGCACCACTAAGAGTCATACCAGTACCAGTAACAGTAGCTGTTATTTGATCTCCAATAATACCTTTAATATCTGCAGTTACTGTAATAACACCAGTTGCGTCTACTGCTGAAATAAGACCAGCGTAGGTACCATCAGTAATAGTAGCACCAGTGATAAGAGCAGCAATAGCCGCACTATCAGTATTTGTAACACCAGTACCGGTAAAATCAACGCCCTCAGTGAGAGTAAGATCACCTATAGTGATAGAGTCGCCGCTACCATTAACAACACCAGAACCACCGACTGTTACTGTCAGAGTTGAAGTGGTAGCAATGAAGTTACCATCAGCATATGTGTTATTATAATTGTATGTATTTGTCAATCCACTATTATCTAAAAGATCAATAAGAGTATTAATCTCATCTTTAGATCCCATCTCATCGACAGTCATATAATCGATTCTTGGAGCATTGGCATGACCAGTATTTGTTTCATCCTGGTCTATATACACTAACATATTCGAATAAGCTGCACTTACAAGACCAGCATTATAATCGAAATCAGGAAGAAGTCTCATACCATAAAGACTTCCGGAAACTTTAAGATGGTTCTCTGCGGTCATAAAACCCTGACCGAACTCGGTTCTATACTTTCTTAAATTCGGAGTCCCACATTCCTTAAGCAATTCTTTACGAGATGAGAAGAATACAAGTTCATTATCTACTCCCCTATCTGAAAAGAAAGGTATAAATGCAGTAGTACTTGGTACTACTTGAACATAGGTGGAAAGATCAATAATCTTGGAATACACACCAGCTGAAATAGGTATCATAGTTTTTTACCTCTCTACAATTATTTTATAAACATTTAAATTAAACATAAACGTACCAAACAAAAATGAGCTCTCGAGTATTATCTTTTCTAATACTAGAAAATGTAACTCGGGCCCAGCAAATATAATCGGTATTACTCGCATTTGTATTTGGAGCATACCACAAAGCTGCTTCATTAATATCTTTACCGTTAGCGTCATTAATAGTAACAGTAGTAGTTACTTTCACTATCAGCCATGATTCACCTAATGCAGCGTTTTGCCCTTGGAAAAGGTTCTCAGGATCTCTTTCTAAAACTACCGAATCAAAAACTTTCTTTCTGCCCCCATCACCATATGCAGTGTTACTAGCATCTAATATAACTTCAGATGCTAATTGAATATCACTACTAACAGGAGATATTGGATCTTGTGGAGTTGCAATATCAGCACCCCCATCACCAACACTTAACCAGCTTATTTTATAATCTTTGAAACTTCCTCTACCACCGTTAATGTCGAAAATATTCTGAGCCAAAATTTCCCTACCTGAATAAACAATAAGGTTATCAGTTTCTCCGGCCAGATAAATTCCACTATCGGTTCGATTCCACACTTTTACATGACCTTTACCGTATGGCCTAAAGCCTGGATCAACTGTAAAATCGTCTTTTAGATTCTTATTTTCTTTATCGATTATAAATCGTTTTATTTTTTCAGACATGTTTAAAAATACCCTTCATACCTTTAACTATATATTTTGTTCTGTAATATATAATTATTAAATTATATGTCGTTTATTACCCACCGAATTTAAGATCTAATCTATTTATTTTCCCAGTAGATACTATCCTTTCGAATATTTGTATCCGGTCATAAATATTTAAATCTGTCGGTCTGTATTTCCTACTAGTAAATGTAGGAAGATTAAATGTTTGACCTCTCCATGTTAAGTTAGGTGAACCCCTCTCCCAATTAACATAATCATACCAATCTTTAGAGGTAGTTGGATCTGAAGTATCTTTTATTTTACCATATATATTATATAAGTTCGGACCTACCTGGGTGGTTTTATGTGCGAAGTTATATCCTATAATCTCATTTAGATGTTGTATAATTAAAGTTTCATTTTTTATTTCTCTAATGGGTAATCTATCTGGAATGTTTTGTTTAATCTTTAAATGAAGATAATCATCTGCTCTAAATGCATCACCTGGAAGATCTCTTATTATAAATATAGATGCAACCATTAACAATCTAACGTGTTCGGGTTTAAAGAAATCTACCATATTTTCTAATTTCTGTTTATACTCAGTACTGGTCGGATTGAATACTAGATATTGAAAGTTAGATGGTATATCCCAATCAAAATTATCACAATAAAAATCCAGGGCCCCTAATAAACTTATTAGCATATCTTTAGCTGCTACTACCCCGTCATTCATAATATTATTTACGGCGTTATAAAAAATTATATTTGTAGACTGTAATAATGTCTCCCATTCCAATGGATCATAAAACATTTCATAATTAGTTTCATCTACATATTTACTATTAATTAATGTGATTTTATCGTAAGGTACTATAAATATTTCAACGCCATATTTTATAGTGGCCAGTTCTGCAGTATTATCCAGAGAACTGATCTTACCCATTACCTCACTCCCGTCTTTTTGCCATGATACAAAATTGATAGCATCGTCAATTATAAATTTAACCTCTTCACCAACTGACCAATTAAGGCCCCCAGACTTTTGTTGAGCTTTATAACTATCTGCACCGAGTTCATGAAGAAAGGTTTGTCTCTCTTTTCTATTTTCTGGAAGTTTAAAACTTTCATTAAATTCATTTATAACGACATCATCATCATCTGATAATATTATTTCATCGCCGAACTTATTTATATTTTTATACTTATAATGATTTACAGTAATATTGGGTGATTTCATTCTATTATATACTTTATAATATAGAACATTAATAGCTGTCATTAGTTCCAATACCGATACCAAGTCATCTATTTCTTCAATATATATTTCTTTTTTTACGGGTAATCTATCTAAAACTTGTTGGTATTGTTTTCGGGTTATATATGTTAATCTAGCCATATATTTTCTAAGAGCAGATAAATCAAAAGCAAAAGCTACTCCAAAATATGGGGATAATGATGGTAACTTATCAAAGCCAGTATTATCTAAATTTAAAATTTCCTTTTCAGTATAATACCAATGAGGGTCTTGCTGAACAGCTAAATCTCTAAAATCAATTTCTAGTTCTCGAGTACCAAGTAATCCGTTATTACCATCATTGAAAACAAACTTAGGTGAAAATATTAATCTATTATTTCTATTAACTAGCCAATACTCTAACATGAACATATTACGTAGACCGGCATATTGTAATATATTTTTTATACTAATAGGGGTTCCCTTTTTTTTATACATCCCCACTAAATTAGTAGCCATTGATTTTTTATTAGTTTCAGTATGGTAATCTGGATACGGATATCCGAAACTCTGAAGTAGCAGGTCCTTATCCATAATATCTATATCTGAATTATTTCGATGGGTGGCCAATAACCCTCTAAACGCCGCATACTAATCTATTAAAAAATCTTTAAATAAAAGATAATCATTATGACTGGTATAGCTACTTTGATCTATAATATCTTCAAAATATTTTTCAGCCTTAGCTTTTTCATCCTGTAATATAGATTCCATTTTTACACTCATCCATCCCGGGAGTGCTACCGGAATATCTAAAGATGATTCACTTATTGTTTTATGATAGTTTATTATTTGGAATAATCTTTCAAGTGTAAATTCTGTACTATTAATCATTATCTTAGCCCTCTATATATTTCATTTGTAATATAATGAAAATATGCGTTTTCTAAACCATTAGAATTTAAAGTCAACTGTTCATATTCATCAGGTAATACGCCCGTATTTTTAAATTTTAAATAAACATAAATACCCCTGGCTATCTCTCTATCCAATGAATTAAAATCCACTGATGATATATCTATTACTGGGGGTGATAGTTTTGAATAGTGTGTTCTATATGATAATAAAAAATCTAACATTAAAATATCACTAGAAGATAAACATATTAAATTAAACCCCATTCCATCTTCTCCAGTATAAAAGGGACACGTCCCATTATACTCTATTGGTGGACTATCATTTGGACTAGATAAAGATGAATTTTCCATTATTGGGGTTCTACTATATTTACCTGCCGATTCAACAACTCTTATAGTATTAAAATTTAACCTATATCGTAGCTCTGATGGTAAATCACTAATAGGTTTATCTTTAAATAAAGTAGTA